ATTGGATCGATAAAGAAAGTTGACTACAAAAGGATATGGGAATGGTTAATGGACAGACGAGAGGAGTACAAAGGTGAGTGCTTTAACGTTCCTCATATGTCTCTTCTGGAGTATTATTGCATTAGGGATGTTGAGGTCACTTGTAATCTTTATAAGCATCTTACTGATGAATTCACTAAGAAAGACTTTTCACAAGAAAGCCTTGATCTTGAGCATAAGGTAGCTGCTATCATTTCAGAACAGGAACGTAATGGCTTCAAACTTGACTTACCCTTCGCAACCTGCTTACTTGCTGACATCAAAGGAAAGATGGCAGGAATATATGAGCAGATGCAAGAGCGGTGGCCTCCAGTCATCACTCCAAGGTTCCACAAGACCTCAGGAAAGCCAATTAAAGATGCCGTTGATACTTTCAATCCCGGAAGTAGAAAGCAGATCGGAGAAAAGCTGATGGAGCTAGGGTGGAAACCTAAGGACTTTACTGATAAAGGTCAAGCTATTGTCGATGAATCTGTACTGTCTAAGGTTGTTAACATTCCTGAAGCTCAGATGATCGCTGAATACTTGATGCTACAGAAACGTGTAGCTCAGATTGAAAGCTGGTTAGAAGCTGTTGGTAAGGACGGTAGAGTTCACGGTAAGGTAATCACCAATGGAGCTGTGTCGGGTAGAGCTACGCATAGCACACCTAATATGGCTCAGATACCTGCTACTAGGTCAACGTATGGAAAAGAATGTAGAAGTTGTTGGACTGTTGAGGAAGGGAATGTACTTGTTGGCACAGATTTGTCTGGTATTGAGTTGCGTTGCTTTGCTCACTATCTTAATGATCCTGAATATTCAAATGAGGTTGTAAATGGAGATGTCCACACGAGAAATCAGAATGCATTTGGAGTCGCTACGAGGGATCTTGCCAAGACTGTCCTCTATGCCACACTCTACGGTGCTTCACCGGGTAAAGTCGGTACAATTATTGGTGGTTCAGAAAAGCAAGGGAAAAAGATTATTGATAATTTTCAACGTAACGTCCCAGCATACGCTAAGCTTAAGAAGAAAGTATCTAATTTCGCTGCAAAAGGCTGGATACCGGGTCTTGATGGACGTAAGTTGCAGATTAGATCTGAGCATAGTGCACTTAATACACTCTTGCAGTCGGCAGGAGCGATTATTGCTAAGCAATGGATTGTGTGCTTTCACAAGGAACTCACTGCTAAAAAGATACCATTTAAACTCGTAGCATGGGTTCACGATGAGGTACAAATTGAAGTTCCTGAAAAGTATGGTACAATGGTAGGTGAGATTGTAGTTAAAGCAGCAGCCGATGCAGGTGAGCTTCTGAAGTTTAGATGTCCTGTAGGAGCTGAATTCAAGACTGGAAAGAACTGGTATGACTGTCACTAAATATCCTAATGGATACTTTAAAGATAAAGATTGTAAGGCTTGTGGAGGTGTTTTTACACCTACTAATCCTTGTAATGTTTATTGCTCTCCTGCTTGCAGAGGTAAAAATGCTTACTATAAACGTATGTATGGTTTTGATGATGCTGAGTTAGCTAAGATGAAGAAAGACCAAGATTACAAGTGTTACTTGTGTGGTTCTGAAGGATTTAAAATAGGTAAAAACAACCACACAGAACATTTAGCTGTTGATCATGACCATAAGACAGGTAAAGTTAGAAAGCTTTTATGTCATAATTGCAACCGTGCTTTAGGTTTGTTTAAAGACAACTCAGAACTTATGCGAAAGGCTGCAAATTATGTCGAAGAGCATAGGTAAACAACAGATTATCTTTGACATTGAAGGTGAACACTTCAAGGTTAAGGTAGTAGGTGACATGAATCTTGAAGAGGTATACACCATACTGGTATCAGCGATGATGTACTTAGAAGATATGGCACAAGGGATACAAGTTCACCCTTCATCAAATGAACTACATTAAAGAGGACTTTAAATGACATTGAATCTTGAACCTAACGAGATTAACTTCTTGTTTCAAGTAATTGGTGAATTGCCAACTAAGACTGGAGCTTATGTATTGCTTCAGAAGATGGAAGCTCAGTTCCAAGAGCAAAACAAACAAGAAGTAGCACCTGCTGAAGCACAGCAACAAGAGTTATTCTGAATAAACTTAACATTAAAGGAAAATGAAATGAGTATTGATAGCATGAAACCCGTAAAAGTCGCTGGTGAACTGTACTGGAGTAACTGGATGAAAGAGTACAACAAGAAGTTCAATGAGGCTAACGATAAGTATGAGTGCACATTGGGACAGTTGAGTGATGCAGCTTGCGCTAAGTTGGAAGAGTTAGGTATTAAGTTGAAAGACAAAGACACAATGGGTAAGTACATTGTTGGTAAGTCTAAGTTCTTGTTTGAGCCTGTTGATGAAGAGGGCAATCCTGTAGATATCTCCAAGATTGGTAATGGTACTAAGTGTTATGCACTTGTGTCTTCATACCGTCACAAGATGTCGGCTAAGTTTGGTGCTGCACCGTCCATTAAGAAGCTGGTGATTACTGAGTTGAAAGTGTACTCTCCTGAAGGTGCTCCTGAAGAAGAGACAGCGGATGACATCCTCTAATAGGCCTACTGAGGCTATTGTAGATGCCGACTTTCTAGTATACAAAGTTGGCTTCTCCAATGAGGATGAAGAGGAACGGTGGGCACTAAATCGACTCACAGAGTGGTTTACCGACATAATCTATATGCGCTTGAAGTGTGATGACTACAGAGCTTGGATTACAGGTAAGACTAACTTTAGATTCGAGGTAGCTACCACTGTTCCTTACAAGGGCAACCGAAAGGATGCTCCTAAGCCTAAGCATTATGATGCTCTCAGAAACCACCTCATGAAGCTTGGAGCTAAGATGTCAGAGGGTGAAGAGGCTGATGATGCTGTAGGCATAGCTTCCACTGAAGGTAACTACTGGATTGTTCACGTAGATAAGGATCTTGACCAGTTACCGGGATGGCATTACAATCCTGTAAAGGATGAAGAATACTATGTTACTGAGTTTGAAGGCTTGTACAGTTTCTATAAACAGATACTGACGGGTGACAGGGTTGATAACATAGAGGGAATCAGAGGTATTGGCCCTGTAAAGGCTGATAAGATCTTGAAAGACTGTACAACTGAAAGGGAACTATATGAAGCTTGTATCAAAGCTTATGACGGCAATACTGACAGGGTACTGGAGAACGGTAAGCTCCTATGGCTAAGAAGGAAACCAAACCAGATGTGGCAACCTCCTTCAGTCTCGCAGGAGCCGTCTGGACAGTAGAGCTTGTTAACCACTTAGATGATATGGGTAAGTGTGATTCTGAGAAGCAGACCATATCTATTCGCAGTGGGATGAATGCTCAAGCTACTGAACAGACCTTCTATCATGAGCTAGTACATGCCATTATGTTTACAATGGGTAAGCTAAATCACGATGAAGAGTTTACAGATGCCTTTGGAGCCTTGCTGCATCAGTATCAAAGGACTAGAAGTAAATGAAGCCAAAGAGAAAGAAGCCACTGACAGTTAGACAAGTAGCCCTGAAACACGGGTTTAGGTCTGGCTTAGAGGATAAGATAGCTGATAACTTAACCAGTCTAGGTATTCCATTTGAGTATGAGAAGCTTGTGATTGATTATGTTCAACCAGCTAAGGCTAGAAAGTACACCCCTGACTTTGTACTTCTGAACAACGGTATTATCATTGAAAGTAAGGGAAGATTTGTAACAGCGGATAGACAGAAGCACCTAATGATTCAAGAGCAGTACCCTGAGTTAGATATTAGGTTTGTCTTTAGTAACTCTAAAGCTAAGCTTTCAAAGCTAAGTCAGACGACATACGGTATGTGGTGTGATAAGCATGGGTTTAAATTCGCTGATAAAGATATTCCTATGTCATGGTTAAATGAACCTAAGAAAGGAACTAAACATGTTAGATAGATTGATTAAGACTTTAGAAAGATCTCAGGAGTTACGAGAAGCTTGGTATGAGTTTTCAGATGCTTTGGTTGTTGAGTCTTTAAAGGAGACTTATCTGAATACTCTTAATGGAGGATTTAGTAGTCACCCTGAAGACATAGCTAATAACTTAAAAGTTCATAAAGCTCTTGAAGTTGTTTTAGGTTACTATATGTTTCTGCCTGATGCTGATGAGTTTATCAAGGAGGCTAATAATGAACGTAGAGCTTGTTAAAGAACATGAGAACGGGGACGCTACGTACGTGTTTGAGCTTACTAACGATGAAGCTAAAGCACTTCTAAGTTTTGGCATACTGGAAGCTATCAAAGCTGGTATACGTAGTGGTGAGAAAATAACTGTTGAAGGAGCTGATCTTGAAGATTTTAGTCATACCGGACTGTCAGATTAAGGAAGGTGTGCCTTTAGAGCATTTGACATGGGCTGGTAAAGCCATTGTCGATTACAAACCTGATGTAGTTGTTAATCTAGGTGACTTTGCAGATATGCCAAGCCTTAGTAGCCACGACATCAAGGGGAGTAAGTACTTTGAAGGTCTACGCTACAAGAAAGACATTGAAGCTGCTAAGGAGGCCATGAAGCTTCTACTAGCACCTTTGAGAGAAGCTCAGAAGGCTCAGAAGGAATCGAAGCACAAGGTATACAAGCCTCGTATGGTGATGACTTTAGGGAACCATGAGAATAGAATTGACAGGGCTGTGAATAATAATCCTACCTTAGATGGACTTATATCTACAAAGGACTTACAATATGAACACGATTGGGAAGTACACGGCTTTCTTCATCCTGTATTTATTAATGGGGTGGGTTTTAATCATTACTGGCCTGTTGGGGCTATGGGAAGACCAGCAGGGGCAGCTAGTGCCATTATTAATAAACTACATATGTCTTGCATCGCTGGGCATCAGCAGGGCAAACAAATTGCCTATGGAAAGCGAGCTGATGGCAAACCTATCTGTGCTATCATTGTGGGCAGTTACTATCTACACGATGAGTCTTATATGGATCAACTTAGCAACCGTCATTGGCGTGGTTTACTAATGATGAATGAAGTTAATGATGGACACTTCGATGAAATGTTCCTCAGCATTGAATACTTGGAGAAACGATATGGTGGATAACAACGACAATAAACAATGTAAGACTTGCTTTTATGCTGAACTAGGTGCTCAGATTCACCCTTGTAATAACTGTCACGAGTATGATCATTGGGTTAAACGTAATCTGTACATTAAGGATTCTTCACAGCCCTTAAGTGAAGCTGTTAAAGAGTGGGTAGACTCAGATCACAGTGAATGGGCTAATGACAGTATTCACAAACCTAAACACTACACTGAACATCCATCAGGTATTGAATGTATCCAAGTTACAGAACATATGGGATTTAACTTAGGTAATGCAATCAAATATATCTGGCGTTGTGATCTTAAGAAGGATGCCATTGAGGACTTGAAGAAAGCTAAATGGTACATTGAACGGGAGATCAGCAAACGTGAACAACATAACATTTGAAGAACTGAAAGAGGCTCTCAAGCGTTTAGATGAGGTCACACTCTTGGAACTGTTAGGAATCCAGAGTGATGATCTTGTCGAAAGATTTGATGATGTAATTGAGAAGAAACAAGAATATTTAACAAAGGAAATAGACTAAGATGCGTAAAATTATGACACCATACCAAGAATACATTGGCC